AGAATATGAACAAGACTATATATCAGGATTATGAAGAAAGTAAAAGTAAAACCAGAAAAGCTCAAAGTAGGAGACACTCTACTTATGGGATTTCGTAAAATAGACTCAGGTAAAATACTTGTTGAAGTTGGTGAACGTATCAACGCTAGACAACAAGGAGCAACAGATAAAGCTATTGACGTATTTAACTCATCAGATTATGAGCCAGGAATACGTAGAGCTTGGTATCCTGCATTACCTGAAGACATTAGTAAACATTTTGGATTAGATGTAGATAAACTTAAATGGACTCTAAATGACAGAGGACAAGATATAGTTAACCTAAACTATTTAAATCCAAAAGCACTTGGAAAAAGACTCCGTATTGTTATTGAAGAGAGTGTACATCCAAAAAATGAATATCAAGTAGATAATGCTTATTCAATTGCAAAGAAAAGAGGCTCTAATGGAGATCATTGTACACACAATGGACACCTTATATTTGCAAATACTGACGTTATCTTGACCAATGATGAGTATGTAAAGCACACTATTTTACCAATAGATAACTTAAAATACGAGTCTATAAAGAAATCTTCAACACCTAATCAAATGGAACTCACTGATTTTGAGGCCTTTATGAATAGATGTGAGAAGGAAGGTATCTCAGTAGAGACTACAAAAAAAGATTAAGTTTTCTTTTGTAGTATTATAATAATAAACTATATTTGTATCAATAATTGTATAAGTTTTTATTATAAACCTCATTTCAGAGAATCATGAACATTAGTTTTTTCGGATACATATTTATGTCAATACCAATAATATTTACATTATTATATTTCATAAGTTATATTTACGAAAGATTTACAAAAAGGTAAATGTTCTTAACAAAAGTAATTAAGGGAGCTTCGGCTCCCTTTTTTATGCTTTAGATTTTAATAAATACTAATAATTATACAATAATGGGAAAGATGAAAGAATTATTTATTGCAATGAGAGAGGGTGATATAGAAGACCTTCGCATTGATTACAAACAAGCAGAAGATAGCGATAGAGACACAGTATCATGGCAAGGAAAAGTAATATCTCTGCAACATGCTCAATACTTACTAGAGTTTAATGATACATTTTTAAAAACATTAACAAATGATAACATTCATAACACATACAACGAGCCTCAGTAACTCTTATAAACTAGGTACAATACAAGATGTAGTAGATTACTGCGCAACTAAGACTGTGCTTGGTGTAGATACCGAGACAGAAGGCTTTGACTTTACATGTAAGAAGATGATTATGTTTCAGATTGGTGATGAGAATCAACAGTTTGTAATAGACACACGTTTTGTAAGTATAGAACCACTTAGAGATATACTAGAAAGTAAAGACATAGTAAAGATATTTCACAATGCTAAATTTGACTACAAGTTTATTAAGAGGTGGGCAAACATAGATACAGAAGGTATTTACTGCACATTCTTAGTTGAGAGGATTATATCTTGTGGTCAACACCTAGGTTATGGACTTAAAGACTTGTGTAAACGTTACTTGAATGTAGAATTAAACAAAGAAGTAAGAAACCAATTTATAGGTTTAACTGGTCAAGCGTTTCGTGATGACCAGATAGTATACGGTGCTAAAGATGTAGAATACTTATGTAAGCTACGTACTTTACAACTGCCTAAGATAACAGAGTTTAAGTTACAAGAGGTAGTAGATCTTGAGAATGAGGCTGTGCTTGCATTTGCTGACATAGAATACAATGGTATTGATATTGACAGAGAACAGTGGGAGATTATAGCTAGAGCTAGTGAACAAGAGGCTTTGAATATGAGAGATAAGCTCGACCAGATGGTGCTTGATAGCACTGTCCTGTCTGAATTTGTACCTTCTCACGTTCAAGGCGACTTGTTTAAACCTCAGGAAGAAATACGTAAAATAGGGATTAAGTGGACTAGCCCTACACAGGTACTAAAAGTATTTAAAAAACTAGTCCCTGAACTAGAAGACGTTAACGGTAAGAAGATGTTTAAATATAGACGTCAACACAAGCTCATTGATAAGTATGTTAGATACAAAGAGAAAATGAAGCTTGCTACCTCTTATGGTAAAGACTTTTTTAAGTTTGTATCAAGTGATGGTAAAATACATACGCAATTTAATCAAATACTTGACACTGGACGTGTGGCATCTAAGAAGCCAAATATGCAGCAGATACCTGCGGATAATAAGTTCCGTAATTGTTTTCTTGCTCCTGGAGGTTGGTGTTTTGTATCTAGTGACTACTCTTCTCAAGAACTAAATGTTATTGCATTTGGTAGCAAAGATCCGGTATGGATAGATGCACTAGAGAAAGGACAAGACTTACATAGTGTATGTGCTGACCTTGTTTACGGACAAGAGTGGGTAGATACAGCTGAAGTTGATTGTAATTACATGAAGAATAAAAGTAAGTGTAAGTGCCCTAAACACGGTAAGCTAAGAACAAACGTTAAGACTATTAACTTTGGCTTGGCTTATGGTATGGGACCACATAAACTTGCAGACACTCTTAACATTAGTATTAAAGATGCTGAAGTTTTGATTGAGAAATACTTTGCAGCCTTCCCATCTATTGGTGGATTCCTAGACAAACTAGGTAGCTTTGGTAAGAAGTATGGATACATTAAAACGTTTCCTCCTTATAATAGACGTCGTTGGTTTCCTAACTGGTATCCTCGCATCTATAAAGATAAGAGTCAAGCATTTGAGCTTGGTAGTATAGAACGTGCTAGTAAGAATACACCAATACAAGGTGCTTCTGCTGACATGACTAAATTAGCTTTGATACTAGTAAGAAATTACATCAAAGAAACTAATGCACCTGTTAAGATAGTAATGACTGTCCATGACCAGATAGACACAGTTTGTACAATTGAGTATGCTGAGACATGGGTAACAGAAATGACTAGACTTATGGAAGAGGCTGCATTAGTAGTAGTAACAAATGGTTTGCTTAAGGCAGACACTAACATTAGTAAATCATGGGAAAAATAAAACTCCATAAACTAGACATGCGTTCTGCTAGAATTATAGCTACAGTATCTAGGCTTACAGAAATATCTATAGCAGAAATAAGAGGTAAGAGTAGATTACGTGAAGTTGTAAACTCTCGTAGAATATGCATGGTATTAATCAATGATGTTTTAAAGTATAACCTATCACAGATTGGTAGAATATTTGGAAAAAGTCATTGTACAGTTCTCCATACATTCAGAGCTCACAACGATTTGTGGGATGTAGATAAAAGGTATAGAGAGTTCTTTGACTTATGCGCCGCAGCTCTAGGCGTAAAAGGTGTTAGTGATTCTAACGACAAAGACGAAGTTATTCAAAAGCTTATAGCTAGGATAGAATTTCTTGAAGAAGAAAATAGAGAGTTAATAGAACAAATGAACGAAATAAAACAATTAGCGACATGAAATCAACTTTAACAAAGGAAGACACTTTAGACATAAGTATACTAATTGCATTGTTTAGATGTTTTAACGAGCAGTTGTACAATTTAAAAGGTGCACACGCTGGGATAGTAAAAATGAAATTTAACAGACTTTTAAAACTGTCTAGTCAATATGAGAAAGAAATTGCTCAAGAGATGAACACAGAAGAAATGGAAGCAGTGTATGACCAGTTAATGGACATAGTTGTGGAAATAAAACAAGTTGTACTAAAACAAACAGAATATGAAACCAAATTATAAATTTGACTACAGTATGTTTGCGTGTACAGTAGGTATTATAGGTATAATAGGTATTATACTTTATATGATAATCATTAACGGAATTTAATTATGGCATTAGAAACAATAGAACTAGAAGGAGGTTGGCAAGTCACAGTTGATTACGACTATGACTCAGGTCAATCCGGAGGACACTGGGACGAAGAGCCTATAGATCCTTCAGTAAGTATTAATCACATTTGGGCAGTATTTAACGAAACAGATGGGAACTTAATACAAGTAGATATATACAACTTTTTAATTCAAACTTGTCTTATAGAAGAGGAGGAAGTAGAGAGTACTATTTTAGAAACAATAAAGAATTATGAACCAGACTTAGATTAATAAACTATGAATTACAGCAGCGTAACAAACAAGTACAGTAAATTAAAGAAAAGTACAACGAAAGCAAAGAGTTGGTACGCAAAAGTATTACGATTCTTTGGAGTAAGTGTTAAAAACATAGCAAGGAGATTAAATGTAACTCCAGCTAGAGTGTATCAGTATTTAAAGAAATAGATTATGAGCTATATAAAGTATGATATGTTCTACTTGTATATGGGCTTTAAATCTGATAATACAACTAGAAACTATGAGAAGCAAAGGACCAGAGATAGGTATGGTGCTAAGAAACGTAAATTATTAAAAGAACAAGAAGATGATAAATCAAAAGTCAAAGGAGTCGTATCAACAACTGTTTGAT